TCCTTCTCCGAGCAACAGTTGGTTGATTGCGATAACCGCAAGAACGGCGGAAAGGATATGGGATGCAATGGCGGTCTTATGGACAGCGCATTTGAGTGGATCGACAAGAACGGAGGTCTCTGCACTGAGTCTGCGTATCCCTATGTTTCTGGTACTACCAAGACTGCTGGAACCTGCCAGACATCGTGTTCGGTGGTTGGCAACAGCAAGGTAAAGTCATTTACTGACGTTGCCCCCAACTCGGACTCTGATATGATGGCTGCTATTGCTCGTCAACCAGTGTCTGTGGCAATTGAGGCCGACCAACAGTCGTTCCAACTGTACAAGTCAGGTGTGTTTACTGGCGCGTGCGGAACCAACTTGGACCACGGCGTGTTGGTTGTCGGATATGGCAATCTCTCTGGTGCGGATTACTACCTCATTAAGAACTCGTGGGGAACCACTTGGGGAGATAATGGATACATTTACGTTGGACGTGGACCCCAATTCAACGACGGTGCTGGACAGTGCGGCGTGTTGATGCAGGCGAGTTACCCCGTTCTATAAGTCGTTGCGCGATAAGCACAATGTGCTAGCTAAATAAAAAATATATAGAATATAAATACAATTCTACACATTTCAATACAAAAATCCCATAAAAAATAATTGACTTGTCCTTAACCATCGACAATTCAATTACTTTTATTTTTATGTTTTATAATTTTTACGCGGCAATTGGGGTTGTTGGTTTGGTGCCGAGTGAAACCGCCATAGCGTGGATCTCTTCGTTCATCATATCGCCACGCTCTTTTGCTTCGGCATCTAGATCATTTATAATGTCCCATATGCTGTTATCTATGGAAACCATATGATCAACCGCATTAACGTTGGCGGGTCTCGATTTGCCGCATCTGCCAGTGACCATTGTGATTAAGTCAACCATTGTGATGCCTTTCTCTTGCAAAACGGCTGCGATTTCTTCGGCTGTCGCTTCATCCTCTTCTTCCTCTTCCATCTCTTCCTCGTCGCTCTCATCATCGCTATCTTCCTCTTCATCCTCGTCGTCGCCTTCTGGCATATCTACGAGAGAGGCTCTGCAATATGGGCACGCATTGTTGTATTGCATTGAAGTCGCAATGCACTTGAAACAGAACTGGTGGCCGCACTCTGTTGTGCAGCAGTTCTTGCTTCCAATGCTCTCGTAGCATATCACGCATTCGGTAACTTCGGCAAATTCTGACATATTAATACTCTTTTGAGATTGTTGGATACTTTTTATTTTCCTATAAAAAGTATTCAATTTTTTGGCGGGATTGTTATGTAAACCCCATTATTTTGTTACAATGTTACACTAAATATCGTTGGCGAAATTCAGTCGGCGTCATTATCGGAATAGACAATTTACGTGCTTGAACCAATTTTGAACTGGTGGAATTGATATCGGGGGTTATTAATACATGCGTATTGGATGATACTGCACTTCCTACCGATGCGCCGATTTCAGTCAATCTTGCATCTAACTCTTTATCCCGCGTTCCACTCATTACGATAATTTTTTTATATAATTCGTGGTTAGTTTGCTGAGGAGCAACTTGCGTAGCTGTCGCTTGCGCCATTAGTTTGCATTCCAACCCAGTTTCTTGCAAAAAGCTTATAAACTTTGGTATATTGTCAACGAAGTTTTCGGCGGTCTTTGATGCCATACCCTTTACCTCGGCTAATTTCCGCTTTTTATCGGCGATGCTTTCGCTGGATACAAGCACATTCGGATACTCGTCCAATATTAATCCGATTTTCTTTGTACTAAAACCGCGCCCGAACATATTGGATGCCGCCATAATTGTCAGTATGGTGGCTTTTTCTAAACTTGATGCAATGCCATCGTGTATTTTAGTTGCCATTTTGTCTTTGAATCCGTCAATCGTGAGAAAATCGTCCTTGCTCATACGCATAATCTTTGCGACAGTATCAAAACCCGCCTCCATTATTCGTTTTACATTTCCCTCGCTCAGTCCATCTACTTCTATTCCACGGAAAAATCCAGTAATATTCTTTTCCATTACGCCCGCATCGTTATCCTTGTCTTCCAACATGACGTCCACCTGACTTTCATTCCATATATACGACACACTTGGCATCTTTCCTTCGTCCGCGGGCGTAATTACATCCTTGATGTATGGAATGACGTCGCCGCTACGAATGATATTTATAAGCGCCCCCACCCCTATACGATTGTTTCTGATAAACGCCCCATTAAATCCAGTTGCATATTCTATCTTTACACCACTCAAATGAACTGGCTCAATTTGCACGCGGGGCTTTAAATATCCATCTTTGCTCGCCGTCCAATGAACATCCACCACTTTTGTTTCTGCCATTTGTTCGGACAATACCATCTTAAATGCAAAGGAGTGATCGGGATTGCCCAATTTGCGGGGATAGATTTTGTCATTGGTTACAATTACTCCATCAATCTCATATTCGTAGTCCCCGCGCCATTGCACGAGTAATCCTGACAAGAGTTCATTGGTTATATCTGGACGAACGCCGTTCCTAACAGTATTAAATCCGTTATTTTGCAAGAATACCATCTGCTCGCTTGGCTCAATCGACGGAACCAAAACCTCATATGCAACAAAATGAATGTCGTGTATTACGTCGTTCACATTGAGACGATTGATTGTTCCAGCAATTAAGTTGCGCGGATTGGCGAAATGATCCTTGTACTTGGCATTGAATGTTGCCTTTGTCATTATAAATTCGCCACGAACGACTGTATTGTCAACATTGGGTAAATTCAAATACGGCAAAAAATGACTGATATCTTGACCAACCGTTCCGTCGCCGCGCGTATATAGTTTGAGCTCGCCATTCTCCGTGCTATATAAACCACTTACACCGTCCAATTTGCACGACATTACGTATGGACCACTGTACTTGGACTTCCATGTAGTCAATGCGCTTGTATCTGGTTTGATTTTATCCATTGATGCCATATGATACGGCAACGTGACCTTGTTTCTTTCAACGGGGGCACCTATCTTGCCCAACCCGCTATTCTTCGGATACTTTTTCTTCATATAATCTTCTAATATGTCGTATTGGTTGTCGTTCATTAGCAATACGTCGTTGGGTCCCAAATTACGATACACATCGTTGGCCTTTTCCAACATTGACAATAGGGTTTCTTCTTGTAAGTGGTCGAGAACCGAAATGCCGTTACGTTTGTAGTTATTAATGGCATTAATTATAGCGTCTTCTTCTTTCATCAATTCTTGACAGTTTGCTATGTTTAATGGTTTTACAGTCTTTTTGGTCGTTGTCGCCTTCGGCATCTTTACTTTTATAGTTTTGCGAGATGCCTTTAATTGTTTTTCGGCATTCTTTTGTAGCGCGATCTCTTCACGTTTCTTTTGTGTTGCCGCTTTGACCTGTTGCTTTTGTTCCTTACGTTCCTGAGCCATCTGCTTTTGTGTTTTTGCAGTTATCTTGCTCGGTTCATCTTTCTCCATTATCTTGCTATACAATAACGAATTATATATATTTAGATTATTATGTAACATTATATGTATATGGCGATGCAAACTCGGTCTAAAACTAGTTCAACTCACAAAACGCGGAAAATTCGCGGCGGCAATAGTAAGGATGGCAAGGGTAGCAAGGGTAGCAAGGGTAGCAAGGGCAGCAAGGGCAGCAAGGGCAGCAAGGGCAGCAAAGACAAGCAAGTTAGTGCCGAAAGTTACGTGAATGACACGTGCCCAATCTGCTTTGAACATCTATCCGAAAGCCCTATCGTTACGACCGCTTGCAAACACACTTTCCACGAGAATTGCTTGATTGGATGGTGCAGCGCGCAACGCGGCGATCAAACTTGTCCAGTTTGCCGCGCAGGCATTGCGCAAACGTGCATTGCAATCGCACCATTTAATAGCATGGAGATATTCAGATATCTTGGTACTTCTGCGCCAGGAGGGCAAGCTCATAATAATGCAAAAGCCTTACATATAATAGCCAATCCATTGTTTGACCCAAACGTGCGCGCTACATACTTAACGGGCGATTCAGAAACATTTTCATTATTCTGGCATCTAGTTAGGCACTGGAACTGGACGCTACTAGAGGAGTTGCTTAAACGTCCTGATCTGGTAATCCCCGTCGCTGATGCGGCAGCTCACGCTGGTTCTGACAAGGTCAGAAAACTTGTTATAAAATACAAGAAAGTTCCCAAAGAATTGAAAAAACTATGGATGTAATTTTGCGCCCCGCCATATTTTGATTAAGTGATTTAATCAAAATATTATAATTGGTTTATTATGCAGTGCGCAAAACAAATCCAAATTTCTGCATAACAAAATTGGTAAGATATTCGTCGCTATTTCCCCAAGCGGCATACTCACTTCCTTCAATTGTAACCGTTTCGTCCTTTACTGGATGTCCATCTGCATTCACAAAAATAACTTTAAGCATCAATAGTGAACTCTCTGGATAATCCATAGTTGAAATCACGATTGAGGTAGCAATGACTGGTTCAAGCGCAAAATTTGCAATGTTGAACGAAATATTATTCATTTAGTTATACAATATAGTATGTTTTGTTTTCGCTAAATATCCGAATTTTGAATGTACATTTGATAACTTGAAATGTGCATTCCCGTCCCTTTTTATTGGCGTTTTATTAAATAAAAGACCATTTATGTCTGCACTCGAACGAATATTTGCATTGCGGTTGATTGTCTTGTTTATAATAATGTAAAATACTATAATGGATTTTATAAAATCAGAATTCGATAGTAAAAATGATAAGATGCAAGTTTACCTAGAAGGGTTAAAAAATATTGTACTTAATAACAATAACGGTTATTTAGAAGGAAACTGTTTTTATCATCATACAACATTAATTGAATATCCTGAATTATATACAAAACAGTTAAATTTATTTTGGTGTGGAAAACAAGCAGTTACAAATATATGTGAAATTGGGTTTAATGCGGGTCATTCCACAATGTTAATGTTGTTAGGAAGAGATAAATCGCCATTAAATTTCACTATTTTTGACATAGGTCATCATCGTTATACTAAACCTAGCATTGAGTACATTCAATCGCAATTTTCGAACGTAAATTTTGAATATGTAGAAGGAGACTCGACTATTGTTATGCCAGAGTGGATAAATAACCATAAAGAATTAATCGGCAAATATGACGTTGTTCACGTGGATGGCGGTCACAGCGAACATTGTATATCAAATGATATGAAAAATACAGATATGCTTGTAAAAATCAATGGAATTGTTATAGTAGATGATACGAATAGTCCTGAAATAAATAAATATGTAGATGTATACATCTCCACAGGAAATTACGTTGAATTAAATTTACTCGCAACGCACGGATATCAACATAGAATAATTAAAAGAATAAAATAAAATGCTGGGTTGATGCAAATATATTTATAAAAAATATTGATGTAATGTAAATATTTTTTATACAAGTGGCGGCTTAAATGTCCCACGAATGAACTTATAAAGTGCGCAAAACCAAGCCCAATTTTTGCATAACCAGATTGGTAAGGTATTGATCGTTCACCCCCCACGCAGCATATTCGCTGCCTTCAATCTTAACCATTTCGTTCTTCACTGGATTGCCATTTGCATTCATGAAACTGACGTGAAGCGTAACGTGTGAATTCAGAACCAATTCCATTACGGAAATACGTATTGAGGTAGCAATTACCGGGTCAAGAGGAAAATTTGTAATGTCAACGGAAACTTCGTTATTCATTTAGATAATATAATATAGAGCACGTTTTTATTTTCGCTAAATGTACGAAATTCGAATTTGGAAAAGCTAAATAAAAAAGCATTATTGCTGCCTCTTTTTATTGGTTTTATCGGTTTTGTTGTTTTGTTTTATTTATGTTTTTATTAAATGTCGTCAATGTCCACCTCGGTTGTGTTTTCTAGTTTGAATGTACCACCGCCCGTTTTACCAGATGTCACGACCACTTTCTCATCGTCGTCGTCATCGCGACCTTGTCCAAAGTTAAAGTCGTCAGCGTCTGCTGTGTCCGACGGCGCATTTAGTGCTCGCAATTTTAGTATATTGGTCATATTGACGCTCGGAATGCTTTTTAGTTGTTCGATGTTTGTTTCTTCATAGATGGTTAGAATTTCGCAGTTCTTCGCTGGACGTTCCCATTCTCGCAGTCCAATCAGCACAACCGACTGGATAGTAATGAGATTATTCCGCTTATTCTTGCCGCGAAACTTACCACCAATGTGTCCGATTAGCCTAACGTTATCGGCGGTGTGTATTTCACACATACCACTTCCTAACATCTTTGTTACGCACGCAATTTGTTCAAGCGGGTCGCTTGGCAAGCGCAGTCTCGCGTCACCTCCACGCGATTGATTCTTACGTGCCAAGCCCTTTGACTTTGAACCGCCAGTTGTATTCTTTACCATTTTGATAACTGTTATGTTTGATACCTATTTAGTTTTAAGTTGCGCGTCATTCAATTTTTTGATTATTCCCGATAAACTATATATGGGCATATTATATATCATATTATACTACAATGGCGCAGTCTAATTCGCAAACATACTTATTGAAAATACTTGAAATACCAGGTAAATCGGTCACGCAGCAGTACATCGCAGTATTGAAAGACAAGCTTGACAAACTCGGATTAAACCATTCTATTAATATTGTAGTTGATGAGAACATGTTGCGCAAGATCCCGCAAATAAATGGACAATCTGGCGGCGACGGGTCTACGTTTCCATTCAATATATTTGAGAGTGCGCTTGATAAGATTTTACGAAGAAATGTGGAAGAACAACCGCAAGAAAAGGGGTGGATATCTAATGCTTATGATAAACTGAAAGGATATAACCAACAACGACAGGGACTTGTTGACAGATTATTTTCATATATGCCGTTGGATGACGTTCAAGAAGTTAAAAATATGGAACCAGCGGCGCCTTCGGTTTCTTCTGATGCAGTTGAACCCGCAGAATACATGGAATCCGCTGAACCATCTGAACCATCTGAACCATCTGAACCATCTGAACCATCTGAACCGTCTGAACCGTCTGAACCGTCTGAACCAATAGAATCCATAGAATCCATAGAATCAGCTGAACACGCTGAACAAACCGACAATGTGATTGCTACAAATATAGACTTCCCGCAAAATTACTCGGGAGTGTTGTATATACAAATTATCATTTACGATCAACCGAATGGTAACTCGGATATAACGCTTGGCTTACACGAACTGAATCAATCCATTGAGGCGTAATTAGATTATAAAAAGAACATATTATATGGATGTGGGTTAGGAGAGTGTGAGTTAGGAGTGGAAAGGATGAAGCGAAAAAGAAGAGTGGGAGAGATGTTGATAAAAGGTTCAGGAGAATTGGAAGTAGGA